CACCAGGTACATGCCCGCCACGAATGAGCGGCCCGCCTCTACAGCGAAGGTCTTGCTGCCAGCGCCGGGCGTCAGGCTGGTGGTGCTGCTGGCCTTGAGCTGCTGTGTGGCAAACACCTGCGCCTGGGCTGCCGCCGCTTGGGCTTGGTCCCGCGCCTGCCCAGCTTCCACTGCTGCAGGCACTGCCAACGCTGCTGCATTGACCGATTCATCGCGCTTGGTGGTGGCGGTGCTGGCGGCATCCACGGCTTCATCACGCTTGGCAGTTGCGGTGGCTGCTGCATTGTTCGCCGTGTTGCGGTAGCCCATGGCCAGGTCGGCCTGGGCAGTGGCAATGACGGCCTGCGCCTGCGCCACAGCGGCCCGGTCTTGCGCCCACAGGGCGTTATCGTAGGCGCTTGTGACCAGCAAGCCCAACTCGTCCATGAACACGCTGCTCATGTGCGATGCGAAGGCGTAAGCCTTGCTGTTGTAGGTGCCTAGCCTGCGCTCTGAGAGCTGCGGGAATGGCGGCACTGGTGTCCACACAGGGACTGCAACGATTGGCATTAAACGATTCCTTTCACTCGGAAATTGGCTTTTGCCAACTTGGATTTGTCTGCACGCACCGCACCCGTCACCAGGCCCATACCGTTGAGGTGGCCATAGCCTGGGATGTCGGTGGCGCGGAAGGCCACCGGCTGGTCTTGCACCAGCTTCAGCATTTCCACTGCGTACTCGGCCTGGTCGGCTTTCAGTTCAGCAGGTACGGTGATGTCAGTAGCACCTGGGCGGCGCCGAATTTCAAAGCTGCCGTCTTCATCGAACTTGATGTAGCTGTAGCTCTTGGGCTCTGCCTCGGCGCCGTACTCAGCGCCCCCACCAGGGCCGGTGAGGCTGCGCCATTCGCCTACTAGCAGGGTGCCAAGCTCCACAGTGGAGCCTGCGGCGGCCGTGATCGTGACGGTCAGCTCGGCGTCGGGGTGCAGGGCTATGTCGTTGAGTTCCACTTTGTCTCGCACACCCAAGGGGGCGAACATCAGTTCCCAAAAACCTGCGGCTTGCTCCCACAGGTCTTCGTCCAGCTCGCCGCCCTCCACCACCGGGCCGCCGGTGCCTTGGCGCACGGTGGCCTGCACGCGGTCGCCCACGGCGCCATAAAGCACCAGGTCTGTAAAAAACCCAGGCTTTACGACGAACGTAAGGCTGCCCGTGGCCCTGGCCGCTGTGGACTTGTAGTAGTCAAACGGCGCAGCGCGGTTGGTGGGGCGCTTGTTCAGCCAGTAGCTGCCATCGGTTTCTGGCGGTGTGGTGCGGCCAGTGTGGTTTTGCACGCAGTAGTAAACAAGCTGGCCTCTGGTGCGCTCGTCACCCTCCACATAGGTTCCCCCCGACACCCACAGCGCTTCGCCCACGTTGGGGTCTGGCTCTGCGATGGTGGTGCCGGGGGCGATCATGGCGGGGGTAATGGGCACAGCAATGAGCACGCTCACTGTTGAATCGCTCATACGGTTGTCATCCTCAAGGCGGGGCCTTCCGCTGCACCTTCCAGCACATCGGCGCCCCGTTTGGTTTGTTGCTTGACGTCTTTCACGTCCACCCGTAGCCCCTGCACTTCGGCCAGCAGCGCGGCAACAAAGGCGCGGAAGTCCCCGCCACTGGTGCCTTGCATGCCTGCCATCAGTTGCCTGGTTTGCGAGGCGTTGTAGATGCGCGCCGGTGGCATGTAGGCCAGCTCGGGGCCAGTCTCACCCACCACAGCCCAGCCGCCACGGTGGTCTCCACCCTTTTCAAAGGCAGGGATTCCCACGGCTGCAAAGGCCTTGCGCCAATCGCTTTCCCAGTTACCGGACAGGATCGAGAGGTCTGCAATCGTTCCTCCCGCTGCTTTCATGGCTGCAGCCAGGCCGGGCAAGTCGCCAGTACCGTCGAACGAGTGATAGACCGGCGAGAGCTTGTCCAGCCGAGCGATCATTGATTGATCGCGGATGGCCTCCCGGCCTACGCCTGCTGTGCCGCCGTACACCAGCCGGTGATACTTGGCCGCAGCCGAACCACCACCATCGCCAGGGCCAAACACTGCCCCGCCGCCTCCGCCACTGCCGCCACCACCAGCACCGCTGCCGCCGCTGTTGCCCCGAATCAAGTTCGTGAGCACCTGGATGGCTTCGGTCACGCTGAGGGTGGCCTCAAGGTTTCCGTTGGCCAGCGCGATCTGCTCTTCCCAGTAATCCAGCGTGTCTTGCGCCAGCTTGATTTGCCGGTTGAGAGATTCGACTGTTTGCTCTGCCGTGGTGAGCTGTTTGCCCGATGCCGCCTCAAGCTGCCCGAGCTGCCCGGCCAGCACCAGCGCAGCGCGCTCTCGCTCAAACCGGGTAGCGCCTGGCTGGTTGATGCCGCTGGTTGCAGCACTGATGGCTTCAGACAGCTTTTGGCTGTCGGGCGCTGTGCCGCTGAGCGCACCTGCAAGGGCCGCCCGGATGTACGCCGCACCTTCGGCCGCTTGCGCGGCCGCAGTGCTTTGCACCATGCCCAGCAGTTGTTTCTTGCCCTGGGCGGCAGCGTCTCGCACCGAAGTCCAGGCGGCTGCCAGGGCTTGCGCGCTGTCGAGCTGGGCTTGCAGCCCTTCCACCTGCCGATCAATCGAGGCATCAAGCGCTGAGTACGCCCTGTCGAGCGAGTCCAGGTAGTCCTGGCGCTCACGCTCGGCATCTGCGGCGGCTTGGGCAGCGTCTTCCAGCTCGTATATCTGCCTGACCAGGGCCGCAAGGGCCGGGTCTAGCTTCATGAGCGCTTCGTACTCTGCCTTGCGCTGACGGTCGAGAATCGCCCGGTCGTTGCCCTTGAGTGCATCCAGACGGTCTTGCAGGCTGCCACGCGCGGTCGCAATGTTGGCAGCGTCTTCCAGCTCGTATATCTGCTTGACCATGGCAGCAAGGGCCGGGTCTAGCTTCATGAGCGCTTCGTACTCTGCCTTGCGCTGGCGTTCCAGCACCGCACGGTCGTTGCCCTGCAGGGTATCAAGCCGGTCTTGCAAGGCGCCACGGGTGGCGGCAATAGTGTCGCCCACCTGAGCAAGCTGCGAGAACACGGCCGACATTTCCATCAGCATGGCAATGGCCTTGCGGCCTTCTTCCGTGCTTTCGTCTTGGGCCTCAATCAGCGCACGGTACTGCGCACGCGCGTCGTCGGCCGTGAAGTCGGGCATCTCAATATTGGCCTTGCTGAAGCGCTCCTTCACCTGCCGCTCCAGGTTCGCACGCTGCTCTTCAGCGCTGTAGAAGTTCTGGTAGTAGGCGTTTGCGTTGGCCCGGAAGGCATCAATGCCGCCAGACAACTCTACCAATGCAAACTGCGCTTCGTCGCTGTAGTCGGCAAAACCGACCAGGGATTTGCCCAGCTCTTCAAAGGTGGTTCGCAGCGCGTTGATCTGGGCAATAACGCCGGTCAGTTCCTCCATGGTTGGGGCTTCGCCCAGGTCGGTCAGCAACTTGTCTGCCCAACTGGCCAAGTCCATATCCAAGAGGACTTGGCGCGTGTCCTTGGCAATGAGTGCCAGGTACTGCTTATATCCTTCCTGACCGTCAGCGAACACGCGAGGCGCCCATTTGTCCTGTCTGTCATCCTCCCAGTTCTTGAGGACTTTGCCGTCAAGGCTGATGCGGAACGCGCCCCACGCACCATCTTTCGAGGTGTCGTCAGCGAAGGCTGTGGCGATTTCAAAGCCTGCGGTCTTCCCGAATGATGTGGCGACGGCATCCAAAGATTCAGCCAGACCTCGCGCGAGACGCCCCATAGCGTCAACCGTCTCTGCGCCCTTTTCCACCCGCCCGAAGCCGATGTTGTAGTCGGTCGCGTCTTGCCCAGACGAGAGTCCGTCCTCTTTGCTATATCGGGCCGCGCCGCCTGTGTGGTAAGTCCCAGAGTCATCAAGGCCGCTGAGAATGGACACTAACGCGGCTATGCCCGCAATCCAAGGCATAGCTGCACCAATGCCGGAGAACAGATTGCCCGCCCCAGCGATGCCAGCAGTGGAGGCCCCACCCGCTTGTGCGGCAGCAAGCGCCGCCGCGGTGCTGGAGCTGGCGCCCAGGCCCAAGGTGGTACCCAGTGCCACGTTGCCAACCCCAGTGCCGAAGATGGCACCAAACGCGCTGCCAATGGCGCCAGAGATGGTAGACCCAAGTCCACTGAACAATGACGACATGCCGAAGTTGCTGAGCACGCTGCTGCCGACACTTCCGCCAGCGGCGGAAGCGGCCCCGGACGCCACAGAGCCGGTGACACTCGCAAGAATCTGGAAGATCCACTTGCGCACCGTCATCTGGTACAGCAGGTCGAGTACGCTGGCCTGCAGCGTCTTGCCGATGCGCTTGAAGGCGCTCATGCCGTTGTTGGCCACGTCCACGAACACATCGTGTGCGGTGCGGTCAACGCTGTTCCACATGTCCAGCCAGGCGGCGCTTTGGGCCTCTACGGCTTTGGCTGCAGCGGTAACGTCTGCCTTCTTGCCCAGCAGTTCGTTGCGTTCCTTCAGCAAACGAATCTCAGCCTGCAATGCGGCCGACACCGGAGTGATGGTCATCGTGCCAGCGATGGCGTCCTTCAGTTCAATCTCAGCCAGCGCCGCTTCCTTGGCTGCGATGGCCTGGTCGTTGCGACTGCGGATGATGGCAAGCTGGGCATCTTCCGACATGCCGATCAGTTCGATTTCCTGCTTGAGCGCTTCGTTCTGGGCTGCAAGCGAAACAACACCCTGCTCCATCGCCTGCTGTTGCTTTAGCCTTTCGGAGCGAACCGCCTCCAGGCTTTTCACTTCAGCTTGATGCTGCTGTAACTGCTTTTCCGCACCCAGCATGGCTTCCAGGCGCACGCCGATCAATTCGGCTTCGGCCTGGGTGACCTTCACCTTGCCGGTGCGAAGTTGCTCCAGCACTTCAATGCTGGCCTTATCGCCCTCGGTCAGCTTCTCGCCTGCGGCCAATTCGCTTGCGAAGGCGGCCGTGCGCTTGCTGATGGTGTCCAGCAGTGCGGCAACAGGGTCTTTGGCCTCGGCTGCTGCCTTGGCGGTTTTGTCGGTCTGGTTGACGAAGTTCGCCATGGGCTTGGCGGCCTTGTCTGCCGCTTCGCCCACACCTGCTGTGCCGGTTTCCAGCTCGGCCATGCGTTCGCGCAGGCGCTCGCCAAACAGCTTCTGGTTCCAGACTTCGCTGATGTCCTGCCCGGCCTCCACCCCAATGGTCTTGACGCGGGAGAAGCCTGTCTCCAGGTCTGTCATGGCGCCGCCCAGGTCGCCACCGCGAATCTTCTGGAAGGCGCTGTAGACGCTGCTCACCACCTCACTGGTGGCGGCCATGGCGGCACCAATGGCCTTGCCCATGATGGGGAACATGCTCATGAGGCCTTGCACCACGTCTGCCACGTAGCTGAAGCCAATGATGGCGTTGTTTGTCCACTCCTTGATGGAGCCATCCCCAGCCAGGCCTTTGACTTTTTCGCGCAGGCCGCCGGTGCCGTTCATTACGTCCAGCAGGGCCTGGGCGCCCAGGTCTAGGGCGGGGATCATGCCGTTGGCAAGTTCCTTCTTCCAGCCGTCGCCCGACATGGCCAGGCGCTTGAGGTTGTCGTCGAGGTTGGCTGCGGCGGCAGCCTGCTCGGTGGTCATCTTGGCCTGCAGCTCGCCTACGCTGGCCAGGTCGTTCATGAAGGGCAGCAGCTGCGCACCTTCCTTGCCCAGGATGGCCATGGCCACAGCCGACTTGTTGGCCCCCTCTGGCAGCTCTGCCAGGGACTTGGCCAGGGTGGTCATCTGCTCTTCGGGCTTGAGCTTGCGGAAATCCTCCAGGTTGATGCCCAGGTATTCCAGGGCCTTGCCTGTTCCCTTGCTTTCCTCGGTGGCCCCAGCCAGATTGCTGGCCAGCTTGTTCATGGCCGCGCCCAGGCGCTCGGGCCCTACGTCATTGAACTTGCCCACGGCCAGCATGGCCGAGAGGCCTTCGACCGTAGCGCCGGTTTGCTGGCGTAAGTCGTCCAGGGCAGCACCTGTGTCGATGCTGCCCTGGATGATGTTTTTGAATGCGGCGACGGTGAAGCCCGCAGCCAGCCCGCCAGCGATGGCGCCCGCGGTGTTGGCAATGCGGGACTTCATGCCGTCGAAGGTGTCCTGGATGCGCTTGCTCGCTGCCAGCGCGGCCTGCTCGGACTTGTCGAGGCCGCCTGTGAATTCGGCGTGCTGCAGGGCCAGCTTAACTACCAGTGATCCGAGTGCGGACATGGCGTTATTCCTCGTTGTTTTTGCGTTGCTCTTGGTCGGCCTGCAGCACGGCGTGTTCCATCACCTGCAGGTCGCTGAATAGCGCGCGGCGGCGGCGCGGCTTGATGTGGGATTGCAGCCAGGCAGAAACACCGGCGTAGTTAAAGCCGGTGCGCTGGCCTACCATGCCCGCGTAGTTCCACTGCGTGCGAAGCGCCAGAAAGGCGCTGACGGTGGTGAGGTTGTCTGCATAAACCCCGAAGCCTTCGGGCTCTTCCGGCGGGGCCTCGGCCAGCACCTGGGCACGCACGGCTTCCACGTCCTCAGCCGGTGCGCCCATGGCCTCCATGGCTTCCACAATGGAGAGGTCTGGTGTGAAGTCCGGGGACGCTTCTTCACGCACCCCGGCCCACCAGCGGGCCGCCTCAATCAGTTTTTTTGCTTGGCGCCTACGTTGTGGTTCCAATAGGCCAAGGTGGCCTCACGCACTGCCCCTGTGAGCTTCAGGAAGGCTTCGAAGTTGTCAGGCGTGAACGGCACGGGCTTGCGTTCTTCGTCCACCATTTCCCAGTCTTTGAGCACTTCGCGCAACAGCTCAACGTTTTTGAGTGCCAGCAAACGCTCGCGGTCATCCTCACCGGTGCGCAGGAAAATGCCGTTGAATGACTCTTCACGCCACGTGCCAGACTTGGTGGCAACCTGCACTTTGACAGGGGCCTTGAATGTTTCGGTAGGGGTGAGATTGAACATGGATAGTCCTTAAAAATTGAATGGCAGATAACAAAAAGGCCACCGCAATGGGTGGCCTTGAACGGAACAAAAAACAGGGTGCAGCGCGGGCGCTGCTTACTTCACGACGATGCGGATTTCGTCATCGCCCTGGTCGGGGTTGATGTCGAAGGGCATATTCACCATGGCATTGCTGGCATCGTCTTGCAGCGTGAATGGCTTGCACTGCACCTGCGGCATGTCGATCTGGATGATGTTGCCCGGCGTCAGGCCGTGCACCAGGTTGCATGCGCCGATGGCGCTTTCGCGCACGATCTCGGCCCAGTTCTTCACATCGGCCTTGGGCAGTTCCATGGTGACGGAGCCCGTGGGCTGGCGGTCTGGGCTGGATGCCCCGGCCAGGTTGATGAGTTCCCGCCACGCCAAGGCGTTGGCCAAGTTGATGGAGAAGGCCGACACGCCAGCAGACAGGCCGTGGAAGGTGAACACTGGGGTGTTCTTTTTGCCAACGGTCTTGGGTTGCTTGAACTTGCTGTAGTCCACACCAGTGGGCATGGGGCCTTCGGTGGGTGGCGAGTATTCGCCCAGGAATTCAAGCTTCATGACCGGGATGGCTTTAGCGTTCAGCTCGAAGCTGACCGTGCCTTTGGCGCCCACGATCTTGTAAAGGGTGCCGTCGAGGTAGCCGTACAGCGTGAGGGTGGGCTCGCCTTCGCTTACGGGTTCGTACACCACATCCTGGCCTGCAGTGACGGTGGCGCTGAAGCCGCAGGCCTCCAGCAGCAGGCCCCAGGCGGGGGCGGTGCCAGCGGTGCCGCTGCCTGCCAGCTCCACTTCACAGGTGAGCTTGCGGTGCTCGCCCACGGTCAAGCTGCCGCTGTTGCCCTTGTATGGGCGGATGAGGTTGCGCTGCACCTGTTCGGCCGTAATGGGCTCGGGTGCCAGGGCACGGCACAGGATGGCGTTGGCGGCTGCGGTGGGCACTTCTTCGGTGCCAGCCACTGTCTCGCGCACGGCAAGCAGCAGCATCTTTTTCATGGACTTGGACATGGTGGTGGGTTCCTTTCTGTGTCCGTGGGGTTAAGCCTGGTCGCTGGTGGGCGCTGGGGTGGTTGGCTCTGGCGCCTGCAGGGTGCGCTTGCCGGTGGCCGGGTCGCGCACGTAGGTGCCGCCCTTGCCCGTCATCTCGTCGCGCTCGCGCGGCGGGGTGAGCAGGCTGGTGGGCTTGCTGGGTGTGGCGGGCGCGGCGGTGCCCGCTTCCGCGCTGGGCGCGGTGCGTGTTTTGCTCATGGCGGTAGCTCCAGGGTTAGTAACGCGGTGTGCGCAAGCGCACGGTGAGGTAGCGCGCATAGATGCGCGGGTCGGGTTCGTAGTCAGCGTCGCCCGATTCGTCTTCGTACTGGTAGTGCTCCAGGCCTTCCAGCGCAGCGCGCAGGGGGCCGCCACCGTCCAGGGGGAGCAGCACGTCCAGCTCTTCCATCGTGGTGGCCATCACCAACACGTTCACGTCGTGGGCGGTGTAGCCACCGGCCATGCTCCAGGCTTCTTCTGGCTCGCTATCCACATCGAACACCAGGGCGGGCCATACCGGGTCTGGCGGCAGTTCGCGCGCCCAGGTGTTGGGCATGGCGGGAACCAGCGCGGCGGTGATGGTTTCGTGCACCGTCATGGCTTGCCCGCCTTTGCAAGGTCTGCCTGCAGGCGGTCATTCATGGCTTCCAGCGCCTCTGCCCTGCCCTGCTCTAGCGCTGGGGCAATGAATGGCTTGGCGGCCACTGTGCCGGTGGGCTGCTTGCGCCGTTTGCTGATGGACTGCTGCTTGCCCTGCGCGGGGTTGCGGGGCACCACGTTGTGCCCGAACTCCACAAACCGCCAGTAGTAGGGGTCGTCTGCGTAGCGCTTGACGATGCGGCCGGTGGATGCCACCGCCAGCTTTGAGTTCTTCTTGGCCTTGGCGGTGAGGTTGCGCCCGTGGCGCACCCCGAGGTGGTACTGGGTGGTGCCGTCGCCCGCCTGCGCTTCGCGCTTGATGGCGATGTTTTTGACCATGGCGCCCGTGCGTACCGAGCCATTGGCCTGCGCGATCTGCTTTGCCTTGCGCTTGAGCACGTTGCCACCTGCCACCACCATGCGGCGGCTGGTGCGGTTTCTCACTTCGTCGCGCAGCTTGGCAAAGTTGGCCTTCATGTCGCCAATGCCCAGGATGTCTTTGTCAGCCATCGTTTGCCCCGGTGTCGCAGGTCAGCACCATCCAGCCGCGCGAGGTGGTGAGCGGCTTGATGTGCTGGATGTTGAAGTTCAGCCCTTTGTGCACCACCCGCATGGTGGTGGTGAGGTCGTCGCGCTCACGCACCAGGAACTCTGTGCGGGCCACGGCCACTTCGCCGCCTTGGCTGGTGAGGCGCCGCTCAGTGCCGCTGAGGTCTGTGCGCTGAGCCCACAGGGCAGCATGCGGCGCCCAGGTGGTGACCTGGCCGCCTGATGCACCGCGCGTGACGGTGCGCCGCTCTATCTGGATGACGGTGTCCAGCTGCTGTGATTGCATGGCTCAGGCCCCCAGGTTGCGGTGCGGCCGCAGGATGTTGTGGGCGGCTGCGCGCTTGTCGTCGCGGTCGGCGGCGCTGTTGTTGCCCACCAGCACATCGACCAGCAGGAGCTGGGCGGCAATGATGTCTGCCGTGCACACGATGCCGCGTGGATCGGCTGCGGCGGTTAGCGCCGCCTGGTCTGCGTAGAGTGCGCCGTCGAGGTACTTGACGGCCTGGGCATGCGCCTGGTCAATGGCGGCAGCCAGGTCACCAGCCAGAGCGGAGTCCAGGCGCAGGCGGGGTTGGGCTTCTTCGGGGGTGGGCTTGATGGGCATGCTGTTGCTTTCGTGGCATTGCGCTGTGCAATGCGCCTTGGGGGCAAGGCGCATCACGCAGCGGGCCGTCAGTCGGCCGGGGCGGCGTTGGGGTCGGTGGCAGAGCCATCGGGGTTGGGGGTGCTGTCCTGCGCCGCCTGGGCATCGTCAGCGGCATCTGCCGCATCAGTTGATGCGGCCTGCTGCTCTGAGGGAGTTGCAGGCTTGGTCTCAGATGGGCCGGGGGCGTACGGCGCGCGGGCTGGTGCTTTGGGCTCTGTGCCTGCGCTAATCATCCCGTGGCGGCGGTAGTGCTCTGCGGTGGGGCCATCGAGGTCACTGGGGGCGTCGTCACCACGCTTGAAGCGTTGGCCGTTACGCACAAAGGTCTTGAGTACGGTAGGCATGTGCCCTCCAAAAAAATGCCCGCAGGCGGTGAGACCTGCGGGCTGTGCACACGTGTGCACGGATTAGACGAAGGCGCCGCTCACGATGGCGCCGGGGCGCTCTACGGTGAACGCCAGGCGCTCTTCGCACAGCAACACCACCATGTTCTTGATGAAGAAGTCGGCGTGCTGCTCGGCAACGCGCACGGTGACTTCTTCACGGTCGTAGATGGTGGCGGCGAGGCTGGAGCCGACGAGGAAGTCGGAGGCGTCCAGGCTGTAGCTTTCCACCACACGCTTGCCCCACACGCGGGGTGCGGCGCCATCGGTGGGGGTGCCGAAGATGTAAGCACCGTCGGTGGTCTTCATCATCTGGATCAGCGCCCAGTCGTCCAGGCTCAGCACCGCGAAGGTGGCTGGGTACTTCGCACGGCTGGCCTGCAGGAACGCCCAGCGCAGGTGGTCGAGCTTGTTGGGCGACGCTGGGATGCCGGTGGACACGTAGGGCGTGGCCTGTGGCACGAGGCCCAGCAGGTTGCCGTTGGTGCCGTCGCCAAAGAGCAGGCTGTCGTCTTCCTTGAGCTTGAGGCCCGTGCGCAGGCGGCCGTCGATCAGCCCGGCCAGTTGGGGGGCGTCTGCAAGCACCTGGCGGCTGGCGGGAATCCAGTGCGCAATGGTTTCGACCGCGCTGGTCTTCTTCTCAAAGGTGATGCCACTTTCTGACTTGGCCGTGCCTTCGGGGCCTTGGGGGCCTGCGTTGTTGGTGAAGAGCTTTTCTGCCACCCATTCCACC